ACACCATCACGCTCGACGTGACCGGCGTGGCGGGCGGCCGGGGCTACAAGGCCATGAGCAGCGGCCAGCGCCGCCGGGTGGACTTGGCCCTGTTGTTGGGGCTGGCGGAGGTGTCCAGCGGCCCGGACGGCGCAGCCGGCACACTGTGGTTTGATGAGTGCATGGACGCGCTCGACACCGATGGCGTGGCGGCGGTGTGCGCCATGCTGCGCACGCTCGCAAGCGAACGCTGCGTGGTGGTCATCAGCCACAGCGAGGAGCTTGTGGCTGGGCTGCGCGGTGACGCGGCCTTGCGTGTGGAGCTTGCGCAGGCTTGACGACACCTGACAGCGCGGGGTACACTGAGCCCACTCGCCACGCTCCCGTGGTCGTGTAGCGTCTCTCCTTGGGCGCGTACCGCAGAACCCCCAATCTGTCCCAAAAACAGGTTGGGGGTTCTGCTTTTTGTGCGCGCTTACTTGCAGGCACCGTCCGCCCGCGCTACGCTGGCCACAGCACGGCCCGCCCGTGCCCTTGCGGAGCGCGCCCCATGACCAACACCCCGACCCCCGCGACCGTCCGGCTGGACGTGTTGCGGCTCGACCCCGCCAACGTGCGCGTACATGGCGAAGCGGACTTGTCCGAGCTTGCCAAGTCGCTGCGCGAGTTTGGCCAGCGCCGCCCGGTGGTGGTGCAGCGCGGTACGGAGCTGGTGCTGTCGGGCAACGGGCTGGTGCAAGCCGCCCGGCGCATTGGGCTGGACACGGTGCAAGTGCTGTACGTCGATGACGACGACGTGCGCGCGCGGCGCTGGGCACTCACAGACAACAAGACGGGCCAGCTGGCCCCGTGGGACGACGACGCACTGGCTGCTGCGCTGGCCGAGTTGGACGCGGCAGGCAGCCCGCTGCACACGCTGCCCGGCTTTGACGCGCGCGAGCTGGCCGAGTTGCTGGCGCGGGCCGAGTTGCCACACGACCCGTTGCACGACGATGTGCAAGGCCCCGTGACCTTGACCGCACCCCCGGCCCCGCGTGTGGCGGGGAGCACGTTTGACCCGCCCGCGCCCACGTTGCCGCGCGAACCGCTGCCCGCGGCTGCCCCGGCAGCCGCGCCCCCGTCTGACCGGGTTGGTGTGGCGTTCGAGCTGTCGCGTGCGGGCTACGATGAGTTCAGCCGGTTGATTCGCGCTGCCATGCAACACCATCGCACGGTGGACGTGGCTGGTACCTTGCTTGCGGTCCTGCGTGCCGCCCACGCGGAGGAATGATGGCGACGACCGGACCCGAGCAGATTGCCGAAAAGCTCCTGCCGTTGGCCGAGGTGATTGCGGGCCTGCGCCCCGATCCGCGCAACGCGCGCAAGCACGGCGACAAGAACCTTGCGGCCGTGCGCAGCAGCCTGACCCGCTTCGGGCAGGTCAAGCCGATCGTGGTGGACGCGGACGGCATCGTGCTCGCAGGCAACGGTACGCTTGAGGCTGCCAAGGCGCTGGGCTGGAAACGCTTGGCGGTTGTGCGCGTGCCCCTGACTGGCGCCGACGCCCGCGCCTACGCGCTTGCGGACAACCGCACGGCCGAGTTGGCCGAATGGGATTGGGAGGAGCTGGCCAGCCAAACGCGCGAGTTGGGCGCTGACCTGCTTGGCGCGCTGGGCTGGGACCAAGGCGACATTGAGGGGCTGCTGGCGGTTGACCCGTCCGCAGGTGCCCGCTCTCTGTTGGCCGACTCCGCACCCACTCCGGCAGGCGCACCCCAAGCGGCACCCCCGCTGACCTTGCAATCACAGGCGCCGCGCGTTGAAGTCGTCGAGGATGAGCTGCCAGAACCGCCCGCAGAGGCGGTTTCTTGTTTGGGGGAAGTCTACGAGCTTGGCCCGCACCGGTTGGTTTGCGGCGATTGCACTGACCCCAGCGTGATCGCCTCCCTGATGGGCGATGAACGCGCGGACTGCGCGTGGACCGACCCCCCTTACGGCGTCTCCTACGCCGCCAAGAACGAGTTTCTCACCAAGTTTGATCGCGGTTCACAGCAAACGTCGGAAATCGCCAACGACTCTCTCTCTCCAGCCGACTTGCAAGCCTTGCTCAAGCGCGCGTTCGCCTCGATGCTGTCGGTGTCCAAGCCCGGCGCTGCTTGGTACGTCGCAGCACCCTCCGGCGACATCTTTCTCGCGTTTGCGCAGGAACTGGCGGCTATCGGTGTGTGGCGTCACACGCTTGCGTGGGTGAAGAACTGTATGGTGCTCGGACGCGCAGACTACCACTACAAACACGAGTCGGTATTCTATGGCTGGGTGCCGGGGGGTACCCACAAGTGGCGCAGCGACCGTTCACAGACCAGCGTGCTGCTGTTTGACCGCCCGGTGCGCTCTATTGACCACCCCACCATGAAGCCCGTGGCACTGGTTGCCTACTGCGTGGGCAACAACACCGACCCCGGCGACATTGTGCTGGACGTGTTTGGTGGCTCGGGGACAACTCTGCTGGCGTGCGCGCAGCTTGGCCGCGTCGCGCGCCTTGTGGAACTCAACCCCGTCTACTGCGACGTTATCCGTCGTCGCTGGACCGCGTGGGCGCGGCAGGCGGGCGTCCCTGTCGGTAGTGGGGCGCTTGATTGACCATCCACCGCCCCAAGCTCCAGCTGTCGGACGTGCCGGACGTGGCTTGGCCTGCCAGCAACGCGATGGGCGTGCCAGACCTGCTGCTGGCCAAGCAGGCGACCGAGCTGCGCGGCCCGCTGGTCTGCTGGGGCACCCGCGCACGCTCGGGCGTCATGCCCGGTACATGGCACTTCTACGCGGATGACTACCGATTCACGGCCCTGTGGGGCGCCCACGCGGAGGAATGATGGTGACTGGACCCGAGCGGATTGCCGAGAAGCTGCTGCCGCTGGCCGAGGCTATTGCGAGCCTGCGGCCCGACCCGCGCAACGCGCGCAAGCATGGCGACAAGAACCTTGCGGCCGTGCGAAGCAGCCTGACCCGCTTCGGGCAGGTCAAGCCGATCGTGGTGGACGCGGACGGCATCGTGCTCGCGGGCAACGGTACGCTGGAGGCCGCCAAGGCGCTGGGCTGGAAACGTCTGGCGGTTGTGCGCGTGCCGCTGACCGGAGCCGACGCCCGCGCCTACGCGCTTGCGGACAACCGCACGGCCGAGTTGGCCGAGTGGGATTGGGAGGAACTGGCCAGCCAAGCGGCCGAGTTGGGCGACACGGGATTGCGCGACCTTGGCTGGGATGACGCTGACCTGTCTGCGCTGCTCTCTGCGGACTTGGGCGCGCCCTTGCTACCCGCGCTTGCTGGGGCGCACCTGTCAGGTGGCGCCCCCGTTGCGCATCCGCTTCCGGTAGCAGGTGTTGCGGGCGCACCGGACGCTGCCGCCGGGCCTCCTGCGGCGGAGGCACCAAAGAAGCTCTACACGACCAAGGCTGATACCCCTATCTACGTTCCGCGAGGGGATTGCCCGGACGTTGCGGAGTTGGTAGACCGCAGCAAGACGTTAGCTTTGCTGTCAGAGATCGAAGCCGCGCCAATCCCGGATAACATCAAAGCCTTCCTGCGGTGTGGTGCGTACCGGCACGACCGCTTCAACTTCAAGCTGATTGCGGAGTTTTACGCGCACGCAGACGCCGGGGTGCAGCGCCTATTTGAGAATAGCGCGCTTGTCATCATTGACATTGACCGCGCCGTTGAGCTGGGCTTTGTGGAGTTGTCCGCCACAATGCAAGAAATCTTTGAGTCAGAGTTTGCGCAACGGCCCGTAGCGTATTCCGCGGGGGCATGACCGCTATGGCCTTCTCCCAGCAGCCCCGTGACGACTTCGCGGTATTCATCCTTACGCACGGACGCCCAGACGGCGTATTGACGCTGCAAACGCTGGAGCAGTTAGGCTACCGGGGCAAGCTGTGGCTTGTGGTAGATGATGAGGATGAGACGCTACCCGCCTACCGCGCCAAGTACGGTGACGCCCGCGTGTTGGTGTTCAATAAAGCCAAGTACCGCGCGCTGACTGACGACGGCGACAACTTCCCGGAGTCACGCAGCGTTATCTACGCGCGCAATGCTTGCTGGGACTTGGCAGCGCAGGTAGGGGTAGACTACTTTGTGCAGCTGGATGACGACTACAGGCTGTTTTTTGTATTCAACCAGCATACGCTGGAACGCGTGTGGGTCCACTACAGTATTACGGAAATCTTTATGTCGTGTCTACGCTTGCTTGAAGCGACCGGGGCCGATAGCGTGGCTCTGGCCCAAGGCGGGGACTACATTGGCGGACCTGCGGGCATCAAAAGCTGGGTTCACCGTAAGGTGATGAACTCCTTCTTCTGCACCACCGCAAAGCGTTTTTGGTTTTGCAGCAAGCTGAACGACGACGTGAGCACCTACTGCGAGGGCAACCGGCGCGGGATGCTGTTTCTCACGACCAAGCTGGCGCACTTGCACCAACAGGCCACACAGCAGCGGGAGGGCGGACTGACAAGCCTTTACCTTACGATGGGCACCTACACAAAGTCGTTCTACTCTGTCATGTACTGCCCCTCCGCCGTTCGCGTATCTATGCTTGTGGACGGCCAGAGCGGCATCCAGAGTCGCATTCACCACAAGGTGAGCTGGCGGCATTGCGCCCCGCAAATCCTGCCTGCGTCCTACCGCAAGCCGCGCCCGACGTGACCTCTCACCACCGCCCCCACCTCTCAATGGCCGACGTGCCCGACGTGGCTTGGCCCGCCAGCAACCCGCTCGGGGTGCCGGACCTCCTACCCGAGCGGCAGGCCCGCGCGCTGGCGGCCCGCTGGTCTGCTGGGGCACCCGCGCACGCTCGGGCGTCATGCCCGGTACATGGCACTTCTACGCGGATGACTACCGATTCACGGCCCTGTGGGGCGCACCGTACCGCGTGCCCAACACCCTATGCGCCGCGGTGATCGAGCCCAACTTCTCCACCGCCCCGGACCAGCCCGCAGCTGTGGCCCTGTGGGGAACGTACCGCAAGCGGTGGCTGGCGCGGTGGTGGCAGGAGTGCGGTGTGGACGTGTGGGCCGACTTGAACGTGGCCCCGCAACACGCCGAGGTGAACCTGCTGGGCTTGCCGCCCGGCTGGGGCGCGTTCGCCTGCCGGGCATGGCGCTACGGCCTGCTGGACATTGACATTGCGGTCCAGCGCGCCTTGGAGCACTGCCAACCCACCGACCCGCGCGTGCTGCTGTACGGTGGCGGGCGTGACGCGGCCCGGCTGGCCGAGCACCGCGGCTGGCTGTGGGCACCCGAGCAAAGCGACGAGGCCCGCGGTCGTGCCGCCCCGGCCAGTGTGCGCGGGGCGGATTGAGCCGCCCTACCCCAGCAACGTAGCCCACACGTCCTCGTACTCGGGCAGGTGCGCGGTCAGCTGTACCAGCACGGCCAACGCCTCTGTGTCGGTGTCTGGCCCGGTCGCACTGGCCGCCCGCGTGTAAGCTTGGCGGTAGTCGACGTGCAACCCTTCGCAAAGGGCCTTGGCCCATTCCGCCCCCGCGTGCTGCGCCCGCGGGCTGGCCTCCGGGGCCGTCGCCGCAAGCCACAGGTGCGGGATGGTGCGCCACACCAACGCGCGGTCCAGCACGGTGGGTTCCGGGACGGTGCGCCCCGACAGAATGTTTCGCGCCGCGTGGACCGAGATCGGAATGGCCGCACGCGTCACGGCGTGCGCGCCGGTGGCAGACGGCAGGGTAAGCGTCTCAAAGTAGCTCTCCGCGAATCGCACGATGTGCGCGTTGGCGAGCGTGCTCGCCACACGACGGGCGTGCTCCCACAGGTGCGTGCGGGACAGTGCGTACGCTGGGTGCGCGTATTGCGACCTGCGGGTCTCCTGCCCAAGCACCAGCACGCACACCGGCCCCGGCAACACCACGACGGCATGCGCACCGCCGGGAACGGGGAACATGGCGGGCCAGCAGCCGTTCGCGCCGCCAATAAACATTTCCCAGCGCGGCCCGCTCACCGCCGCGCACACCGCCACAAACAAGTTTGCGTCAAACGTTTCTGCCATTCCTGCCTCAGTCGTAGTGGCGCGCAAAGCCGTCCCAAGACAGCAGCACGCGCCGATACCTGTCCACCGCCAGCCAACCGTTCTCCTAAACTGACCCAAGCAAGGACAAGCCCGGCCCGGCGTTAGGTTCCTGCCCAACCAGAAGTTTCGCGCCGGTTTTGCGACCGTCGCCAGAGCTTCCGGGGCGGCAGGCTGTCACCGTCGAACTGACGGCCAAGTGTTTGAGGTTGATCGCCGCGTTTGCGTCGCGGTCGCTTGTGAAGCCGCAGTCGTCGCAGACAAACTCGCGCTCATCCAGCCCAAGTTTTTCCTTGACCACACCGCACGCGCTGCACGTCTTGGACGACGGGAACCAGCGGTCTGCCGTCACGACGCGCGCTCCGCGCCAAGCTGCCTTGTAGCGGATTTGGCGGTGCAGCTCGCTGATACTGGCGTCACTGACGGCCCGTGCCAGCTTGCGGTTCTTTGTCATCCCAGCCACGTTCAGGTCTTCCAGCACGACGACGCTGGCACGCTTGGTTATCGCGTGGGACGCCTTGTGCAGCGCATCCTGTCGGATGCAAGAAACCCTGTAGTGCAGCCGGGCTACCTTCGCGTTCGCCTTCTTCCTGTTGTTGGACCCTTTGACCTTGCGAGACACCGCCTGTTGCAGCAGGCGCAGCCGGGCGGTCGCCTTGCGCAGCGCCTTGGGATTCTCAAACACGCTGCCGTCAGAGCACACAGCCAGCGACTTGATCCCGACGTCCACCCCGATTGCTGGCAGGTGCTGCGGCGCTTCCGGGTCTGGAATGTCCGCCTCGGTGCGCACGCTGACAAACCAGCGCCCGGCCCGTTCCGTGACGGTCGCCCCCAGCACCTTGACGCCCCCGGTCGGGAGGTATCCGCGCTCCTTGGTGCGCACCCGCCCAATGCGTGGAAGTGCTATGTGTGCGTCCCCGTGGGGGGCAGCCAGCGGTAGCGTGAAACCCCCGATACCCTGCTTGCGCGACTTGAATCGAGGGAAGCCCTTGGCCCCAGTGCCTCCGGCCTTGCAACGACGAAAGAAGTTGTCGAGGGCTTTGTCGAGATTGCGCAGCGCCTCCTGCGGGGCTGCCTTGCTGACCTCGTACATCCACGGAACGCCGCCCTGGTCAACAGGCAGCTTCTTGAGCACGTTCAGCTCTTTGTGCAAGGCCATCGCGTTGGGCACCTTGGGTGCCTGCTCCGGGGAAGTACCGGCAGCCAGCGCCGCCTTGCGCGCCTCAAAGGCTTCAATCTTGCGCCGCAGGCCCCAGTTGTATGCCCACCGGGCACAGCCAGCGGCGCGCAAAAACGCCGTCCGCTGCCGGTCGTTGGGCGCAAGCTCGGTCTTGTAGGCGCTGTAGACCTTCAAAGCTCCTCCGGCTCGTCTGCCCCAGCTGCTTCCACGGCGCGCTTGGCACGGTTCTTGGCAGCGCGCTGCCCGTAGATGCGCGCACACATAGACGTCACCACGTCCACAAAGTCTTGCACGATGTCAAGCTGCTGCTCCCCGGCCTCCGCCACCACGATCTCGCGGCCCTGCGCCTTGAGGGCAGCCTCAAGGTACTCAACGCCAAATCGGGCCAGACGGTCGCGGTGCTCCACAACGATGCGACGCACCGCTGGGTCGCCAAGCAGCCGGGCAAGGTGTTTGCGGTGCCCGTTGAGCCCTGAGCCAACCTCGGTCACGACTTCAACGTTTGTCCAACCGCGAGCAGCTGCGATGGTGCGCAGCCGGTCGGCCTGACGGGCGCAATCGGCCTTCTGGTCAGCCGAGGAAACGCGGGCGTACAGCACCGTGCGTTCCTGCGGTGCGGCGGGCTCATCCACCACAACCATGATGCGCCCGGTCGGGGTTCGCGTGGTCGGGACGGGCATCTTGCCGTCGTAAAACCAACGCTGCGCCGTCTTGAAGCTGATGCCCGCCTGCTTTGCCCATGCTGACAGTTTGATCTTCATAGCGGTACTTTAGGGCAGATTGCGGCGGCTGTCAACAACCCCCTCCGGGCGCAGCGACAGACGGCTGGACAGGTAGGCCCGCCCAAAGCGTGCCCAGCTGTCCGCGGCGCGCTGGCGCTTGTCTGCGGGCACACTGGAGGGCGCCGCGCGCCGCAGTACGTCGGCCATGCTGACATTCGCGACGGGGCCTGTGTTGTCCAGCGGCAGCTCGCAAAGGTCCGGGCGCCAGCCGCCTCGGAGCATCACCATGTTGAAAACGGCATCTGGGGCTGTGGCCATGACGGGCACCTTGCGCACGCAGCCGCGCGCAATAGCTTTGCGCGCGGTTGTGCCCGGCCGCGCGGTCCGGTAGGCTGATGCGGCGGCTGGACCGCCGCGCGGAGCGCGACACCATGACACACAGCACCATCATCCGCCGGGGCGACCGGGGCGAGCGCGTCAAGCAGTTGCAAGCGGCCCTCACGCTGGCCGGATTCCCGGTCGCAGAGGATGGCATCTTTGGCCGCGGGACCGAGCTGGCCGTGCGGGCCTTTCAAGACTCCGCCGGTATCGAGGCGGACGGACTGGTCGGCCCGGACACTTGGCGCGAGCTGGGCGAGACCACACCGCTGGACCCACCCCCCGCGCAAGACGTGTACCGCAAGCGGGTTGAGCGGGCGCGCGGGGTCGTGCGTCGCGGCATCCGGTACTACATCGGCCACGGCGGCTTCAATCCCAAGGCCGCGCTGCCCGGCAAGCCCGGCCCCGTGGACCCGGCCAAGGTGGGCGAGGGCTGCGATTGCAGCGGCTTCGGCGCGTGGTGCTGTGGCGTGAAACGCGGACCGCTCCCGGCCCCGTGGCCGCAGTGGTTCGAGACGACCAAGCTGGTGCGCGACGCCAACGGCCCGCAGCTGCTGGTGCGCAAGACGCTCGGCCCGGTGGTGGGGGGCTTCGTGGCCTACCCCGACCGCGCAGGCTCGCAAGGCCACATCGCCGTGGTGACGGGCATCAACCCGCTTCGCGGGGTCGATTGCAGCTCGTCGCGCAGCAAGGCGACGGGCGAGGCCATCACGGAACGCGGCTTGGCGTTCATGGTGGCCCGCCCGGACCATGCGTTCTTCGTGCTGGCGACGGACCCGCAGGTTTAGGGGGTGCTCGGCCACTTGGCGAGGGGTTCGCTGGCCAGCGTGTCGGGGTTGATGGCACCGACACGTTCGGAGCCGTCCGGGCGTCGGTCTGTGTGCGCGTGCCACACAACGCAACTGCGCGACTTGTTTAACCCAACAGTCCCGATCGTGTGGCTGTTGGTGCCCCCTCCCGGATGGCGCCACTGCCAGCTGATGTCCATCCAGCTGAGTGGGTGGTCGGGGTGCTCCCTCCGCACAACCCACACTTCCAAACTGGCAAACAGGCTGCCCATCCCGGCAGGGACCGGAGTGGTGTACGCCTCCGTGTTGGCGTGCGTGACGCGTAAGTCCATGCCCGCGTCTGCGAGCAAGACGTTGATGGCGGCAACAAGCTGGGCTTCGTAATCGTGTGTCATGACGGGTGTCCTCGGGTTTGGAGGGAAAGGTTCTTGGCAAACTGCTGCGCGCTGGTGGTATGCGCGCCCCACCTTGGCGGTGTTAGGTGCGCGTCAGAAGCGCTGCCAAGCGCGCTTGCGCGATGGCGATGACTTCCGCGCGCTGGGCGTCGTCAAGGCGCTGCGCCAACGGCAGGTGCCGAATGCCGCGCCGCGCAGAGGTGGCGACTTCGTTTTCGGCCATGCGCGCTTTGACACGCGCAACAACTTGCACCTCGTCAAGGTGCCATTCTGTCGTGCCGTACAGTTCGCGCGCTACTGGGCAGCGCACGATGGGGAGTTGAATCTGGTTTGCGGCGATGGCGGCGTTGGTGGTCACGGTGGGCTCCAGCGGCGGGGCAAGTTCAGCGCCCCGCGGTGAAGTCAGTATTGCAGAGTTTGCAGCGCGCTGCAAGTAGCCTGCATCATCGTGCAGGCTACGGCCGTTCGGGCTGGGTGGGCAGGTCAACGCGCCCAATCGGCTCGCCCAACACGGCAGCCGTTGGCGCGCTGGCCTGTTCGCTCAACCCGCCTTGAATGACCTTGAGCCGCCGCTCGTTGCGGTCGCCCAGCGTGGCGTAGTACGCATCCACCTCGGCCAGAATGGCCTCCACCTCGTCCGGGCTGCCCGTTGCGCCGCTTCCCGCCTCGGCCAGCTTGCTGGCGTGTGCGTCCAGCGCGGCGGCCTCCTTCATAAGCGCCCGGCCAAGCTGGCTGCTGTCGCGGGACAGGGCCATCGCGTTGCGCGCCACCGTGACCAGCCGGTTCAGCCGCGTCAGTGTGGCGTCCACGTCCAGCCGCCCGGCCCTGACGCCCGCCGCGCGGGCCTCCTGCGCGGCGGCCACCTCGTCGTCAATCTCGGCCTCCGCCAGCCGGAACAGGTCGGGCATCTTGCGCAACAACGACGCCGTGTTGCCCATCGCCGCCATGCTGGCCTTGCGGCTGTTGCGCGCGAGCGCCAGTTCGTCCCGGACCACATCGGCGTAGGCAGCCAATACCTCGGCTTGCACCTCGTACTGCGCCGCGCGGGCCTGCACAATGCGCTCGGCCGCGTTGGTCATCGCACTCACATGCGCCAGCACATGCTCCCGCGCCACCTCGCCCACCGCCCCGCCCACGCTACGCACGGCGTCCTGCACCGCGCTGGCCAACTCGGGGGCCACTGTCGCGGCGGCCTGCTGTGCGGCCTGTTCCACGCGCTCCGCTGCGGTGGCGTAGGCCGCCCGCGCGTGTGCGGCGCTGCGGCTTGCGGCCGGGGTGGCCTGCGTGCTGGGCGGGTGAATCTCGGGGCACAGCCGGTTGGCCAGCGCCCACAAGGGCTCCACATCCAGCTCCGGTATGCCCTGCTCCCAGATACGCCGCGTGACGGCCTTGTTCCCGCCGAGCAACACGGCCAGCCGGTCCAGCAAGGTGCCCTTGGGCGTGCGCGGTGCCCCGCGCAGCAGGGTGGCCACGTCGTCGTAGGCCCGGACTTGCTGTGCCTGCGTGGCGCGGGCGGCCTTGCGCTTGGCCAGCTCCTCGCGCGTGACGGCAAGGTGGGCAGGGACTTTGGATGCGGCGGACTTCTTTGGCATGTTGGCGCGCTCCCACGCGGTCTGGCGGTCAGGGTAGCTTGCGGGTGGGGGCACCTGCAAGCGGGGATGGACGGCGGGGCGCTGTTTTGCGACGCTACAGGCAGTGGGGCGCGGCCCCGCCCGGCGAGCGCATGACAGCCAACGTCCACGACATACACGCCCGCGTGCGGACTGCTATGGCCGTGCGCGCACGCACGGACCCGTCCGCCTTTGCGGCGTTCGTGCTGCGGGATGAGGAAACCGGCGCTCACATCGTCCAGACGCCCCTCCACGCACATTGGCAGGGCGTTCTCACGCAACACGACAACGCCGTGTTGCTGGGCTTTATCGAGTCGGGCAAGTCGCAACAGGTCAGCATCGCGCGGGTGCTGTACGAGCTGGGGCGCAACCCGCGTCTGCGCGTGGTGCTGCTGTCCGCCACAAAGTCGCTTGCCAGCAAGATTGCCGACACCTTGCGGCGGTACATCGAACACAGCGACGAGTTGCACGCCGTGTTCCCCAACCTGCGCCCCGGCTCGCCTTGGACCGGCGACGCCTTCCGCGTGGCCGGTGCAGGCATCACGTCCAAGGACTACAGCGTCGAAGTGGCGTTCGTGGGTGCCCACGTCCTTGGCTCGCGCTACGACTTGGCCGTGTTGGACGACGCGTTGGATTGGGAGAACACCGGCACACCCTACCAGCGCACCAAGACGGAGTCCTTTATCGAGTCGATGGTGGTGGGCCGCTTGTCCAAGCACGCCCGGCTGTGGGCCGTGGGCAACCCGTGGCACCCGGACGACTACTACCACAAGCTGGCTCAGCGCCCCGGCTTCTTCGCGCGGCGCTGGCCGGTGCAAGACGCGCACAGCACCCCGCTTTGGCCTCTCCAATGGCCCGCGGAGCGCATTGAGGCGTTCCGGCAGAAGTATCCCAACCAGTTCCGGCGCCAGCTCATGTGCGAGGCGTTCAGCCCGGAGTCGAGCCGGTTCAGCCGGTCGGACATTGAGGCGTGCAAGGCAGCCGCCGCCCGCCGTGGCATCCACACGCTGGTAGACTGGTACGAGCCCCAAGAGGGCGAGGCCGTCGTGACGGGCGTGGACATTGGCATCGGCAAGAAGGAGGGCAGCGGCCTGTGCGTCCTGTTCACGATGGCCGTCAATCTGGCCACCGGCGAGCGGCGGGTGTTGCAGATCGAGACGGGCCTCGGGTGGAGCGGCCCGGTACTGGTGCGCAACATCGGCCGCACAATCGACCGCTTCGGGTCGCTGTGCTACGTCGAGAGCAACGCCGCCCAGAAGTTCATCGCGGACTTCGTGACGGCCGACGCGGCCCGCATGGTCAAGGCGTTCAACACGGGCGCCAACAAGAATGACCCCGTGTTCGGGGTGGAAAGCATCGCCACAGAGATGGAACAGGGCAAGTGGCTGTTGCCGTCCACCTTGGGGGGCGTGCCGCCCAAAGAAGTGCAAGAGTTCATTGACGAGTGCCTGTACTACGACCCCGCAGCACACACGGGCGACCGGCTGATGGCCGCGTGGATTGCGCGCGAGGCCGCGCGCAAACTGCATCGCCACAAGCCTGCAAGTATGGTAAAGATGGACACGCTGCGCCGGTGAGCGGCCGGGCTGGGGGAAGCGGTGAGCATCTTCGATTACTTTCTCACGAAGGCCAGCACGGGCGGCGGGGCTGTGGGGGCCTTTGGCTCGGGACGCAGCGCGCGCAACCAACTCGCCGCGGGTGGGGAGCAGAAGCTGCGCGAGCTGGTTGCGATGAGCCTCACCCCGCGCCAGCGCAAGCTGAACGAGTTTTGGGCGTGGTATCAGGCCGTCAACTACGACGTGCTCGAATACGAGTGGGACGGCAGCATGGCCAACCCGGCCGAGGTCGACTTGGCCGCGTTCCGCGTGGGTGCGCAGGGCAGTATGTCCTACTGGAGCGGGTCCGACGTGCCCGTGCGGTTCCGCAAGCCGTCCGGCCCGGTGCGCTTGCCGCGCGCCGTGGTGAACCGCTTTACGGGCCTGCTGTTTGGCGACGGCCACGCACCTACGTTCACATGCGACCGCGCGCCCGAGCTGGCCGACTTGGCCAACCGGCTGGCCGAGCAAACCCGCCTGTGGAACCGCTTTGACATGGCCCGCACCTATGGCGGAGCGCAGGGCAGCGCGGCGGTGTCCTTCCGCCTGCTGGACGGCACGGTGCGGGTCGAAGCCCACGACCCCCGGTGGTGCTTCCCGGTGTTTGCGGACCGCGAGACGCTGCGGCTGGAAAGCCTTGAAAAGCGGTACGCCTACCCCCAAGACGAGTGGGATCCCAACACGCAGAGCTACGGGCAGGTGTGGTACTGGTACCGGCGGGTGATCGACGCCCGTGCGGACACGGTGTACGAGCCCATCAAGCTGGGCACCGAGACGGACGTGGGGGCGTTGCTCACGGGCGAGCGCGGCTGGGTACCCAAGTACGTCGCCCAGCACGACTACGGCTTCTGCCCGGTGGTGTGGATTCAGAACACCGATTGCACCGAGGGCATCGACGGCGAGCCGGACTTCTGGGGCGCGTACCAGCTCATGCGCGAGTACGACGCCGTGCGCAGCCAAGCCCGCCGCGGTGTGATGGCCAACTGCGACCCCACGTTGCTCGTCAAGAGCGAGCAGCCACCCAACGCGGGCGTCAAGCGTGGGTCGGCTGGCGGCAACGCGCTGCACCTGTCAGGAATGGGCGACGACGCCCGCTACCTCGAAATGAACGGTGCAGGCACCCGCGCCGCAACGGAGGAAGTGGCCCTGAGCCGCAGCGAGATTCTGGAGTCGGTCGAGTGCGTGCTGACGGACCCCGGCACGGGCGGTGCCATGACGGCCACCGAGGTCAACCGCCGCTACGCGGCCATGCTGTCCAAGGCCAGCCGCCTGCGGGAGCAGTACGGCGAGCGCGGCGTGCTGCCGTTGATGACCATGATTCTGCGGGCCGTGGCGGTGCACCAAGCCCGCGGGGAGGCCGTCGTGTTGCCCGCCCGTGCGGTTGACGACGACAGCAACCCCGACACGCCGAAGAAGATCGTGGTGGACTGGAAGCTGCCCCCGGCTGCCGAGGTCGGTGTGGGCATGGCCCTCAAGTGGGGGCCGTTCTTCGAGCCCACCACGCTCGACGCACAGCAGGCCGTCACGACGGCCGGTGCAGGCGTGACGGCGGGCATCCTGTCGCGCGAGCGCGCGGTGGCGTACATCGCCCCGTTCGTTGGCGTGGACGACCCCGAGGCCGAGCTGGCGCGCATCCAAGCGGAGCGCGAGGCCGAACAGACGCGACTGGACCAAGCGGCCATGCTGGCCGCGTCGCTTGACGCAGCCGCGCGGGGCGGGGCAGGTGAACCCCCGGACGATGATGACGATGCGGGCGCAGGCCCCAACGATGACGGAGCGCAAGATGACAAAGATTCTGACGCCGGGTGACGTGCGCACGGCGCATCGCGACAAGCTGTTTGGGGGCGCGACAGCCGAAGCGTTCCACATCGCCGTGCTAAACAAGCCGTGCCACGCCTGCGGACGCCCGGCGTGCATCACGCTGGAGGCGTTTGTGCCGCTGGAGTTGATGACCACCAACGACGCCGTACACGCCTGCGCACTGAGCGACCGGCAGGATCAAGTGCCCGTGTACCGCACGGGCAACGGCGAGCAGTGGGTGCCCGTCAAGCGCACCTACGTCTGCAAGGCGTGCGGCCCGGAGGCCGAGCGCGCTGCTGCGCAGCTGGGCGGCAAGTACCACTTCCTGATCGACCGCGGGCCGGGGCCGGACAAGACCACCTTGCGCGCTGGGGGGTGACGGGTGGCGTTGGACGTGAGCAAGGTACGGGCGCGGCGCCAGACCGTCGCCACCATGCTGCGCAACCAGCGGTGGCGCTACGAGCGCGCCGTGTTCAGCCGGGTCGATAAGCTGCGCGCGGGGCAGCGCGCTGCGCTGCTCGCGATGCAAGCCCGGCTGTCCAAGCTGATCGTGACCGGCAAAGGAGAAACGTTTTCCGCATTCCAGCTCCGGCTGGCGATCGAGCAGGTGCGCGAGTCCGTGCGCGCACTGGAGCGCAGCATGGGCGCGACCCTGCGGCTGGGGGCGGACGAAATGCTGGGCGAGGGAGCCCGGCAGACGCGCGCCAATCTGGTCCGGCTGGAAAGCGTCTACAAGGGCACCTTGCCGCGCATCCCGGTGGCCGAGGGGGCCGTGTTTGCGGGCGCCTACGCGGGCGTGCAAAGCAGCCTGTTGGCCAGCATCCAGTCCAGCGTGGCCCGCTACGGCGGCGTGCTCATCGCGGCGGGTGAACAGGCCCTGATGCAAACCCTGCTGACCGGCGGCACGCAGCAGCAGGCTGCCAACGCCGTGCAAAGCGCCATGCAAGTCAACTGGTGGCAGGCCGAGCGGATCGCAAGGACCGAGTGCTTTCCGGGGGATACCCTAGTCGACGGTGCTGTGGTGCGGGCAGTCTACCGACGGTGGTATGAGGGCAGCGTCGTTCAGGTCGTCACCGCGGCAGGCCGCAAGTTCACCGCAACCCCGAATCACCCAATGCTTACGCGGCGCGGCTGGGTTGGTGCGGGCCAGCTCAGCAATCAGGACTACTTGATCTGCGACGCAAGGAAGCAGCGTCCTTGTGCGCCGGGCAACGAAGATGTAGCAGCACGTCCAACCCCGATCAGCGAGGTATTTGATACGCTCGCGGCAATAGGGGTCGGAGAACGGCGACGAACTGCTGAGCCAGACTTCCACGGCGACGGTACCGACGGCGAGGTCCACGTTCATTACGCCAACGGGGCGCTGCCTGTCGGGTGTATGGCCCCTATTCGCGAGCCAGACTGCCAAGCGATCTTCGCCCCATCCGACAAGGCGCGACCTGCTTTCTGCTCTAGTTGCGGCGGCCTTCTCCGAACAGACGGCGCGTGCGGGGCGGATTACCTGCCCGGCCGCCCGCACAGCTTTGATGACGGTGCTGGGAGCGATGTCGAAGGCTGCGGCGAGTTCCAGCGACGTTTCGCCGGCAACGTAGCGCCGCACAATCTCATCACGGATGTTCATGGTTTTATGCAAACGCACGGGGCGCGTTTGGGTAGCCTCGGACTGCGTGCGCAGAACGACGCCGTGCTTTTTGATCTCGCGCCCAACACGCGATGCGTTTTCGCCCAAAAGCGCGGAAATGCGTGCGATGCTTATGCCGCTGTTGTAGAGCTTGATCGCGTTGTTGATGTCAAATTCAGCCGCCATGTTGGCCCCGTGTATAACCTTGCGACAGTGCAAGGCTACTACAGTGTAGCAAATGGGGCGTACACGTCAAACTGTGCTTACGCCTTCAACGCCGCGGCGGCCTTGCAAATCCGGGATGACGCCTTGGAGCTGGGCGACCTGATGGGCCGGTGGAGCGAGCTGGTGGACGACCTGACTGGTGCCCCGTATGACGACCGGGTGGCGGCGGACTCGCTCGCGCTGCACGGGCAGATTGCCCGGCCGGGCGGCTCGTTCACGATGCCAGTTTCGCAGAATGTTTCCCCGAAACTCTGGGGCAAGTCGTGGCAGTACCCGCCCAACCGTCCCCAAGATCGCGCATGCCTCGGAACGTGGCGCCCACACTGGTATGACATTCCCGCGTGGTACTACAGTGCCGCGGGTGGCCGGGTGGACGTGACCCCCGCCATGCGACGCGCGTACTTGCGGTCGTCGCTGCGGGGCGACACGTCCCCGGACGTGCTGGCCGAGCTGGAACGCGGTCTGGTGGCCGACGCGCAGCCTATTTAGACACCAAGAAGCGCAAACACCTGCGCACGCACCTCTGGCGTCGCGGTGCTCAGTGCCGCAAGCACACGATCCCGCTTGGCTTCATACTCTTGCCGGGAAAGCCGCTCGCGCGCGAGCGGATTGTCGAGCGTGAAGGCCATGTCGAACCGCCACTTGGAACCGCCGCGCAGCGACCCGTCTTTGCGGTGCCAAGTGTCCCCACCTGCTGCAAACGTGGTCGGGGTGACGTTCGTCACAACGACGCGCCGCATGTAGTTGCTATTGGAGGCCATCACAGCAACTTCGTCGCCAACTTTCAGTTCTGCAAACACCATCGTCGTCTCCAGCGGCGGGGCAAGTTCAGCGCCCCCCTTTGCTGAAGTAAGCATTGCAGACTTTGCAGCATCGCGCAAGAACCTTGCACTACCGTGCAGGCTACTTGGCCGCGGCCCGCGTACCGTAAGCCTTGTGGTGCCGGTCGCGCACGGCCTGCCAGTCCGCCATGCTCATGGTGCGGCGCGTCTCGGCGCGACCCTCGCGCTCGTGAATGACAGACACAGCCGTCACGGCGCCCGGTGTGCCCTGCGTGGCGACGACGGTGTACCGCTCCCGCTGGCCCGGCACGCCCGCAAACGGCAACACCTCGCCCGGTGTGGCGTCCCGCCCGGTGCGGTACGGCGTGGCGCGGGCTTGCATCGGGGCAACCTCCGCCGTCCAGCTGCGCACCGCGCGCCACGGTGCCGCGCGCGGCGGTGGGGCCTGTGCAGCCCGCGCGGCCTGTTCTTGCGCGGCGCGCTCGGCCAACACTGCCCGCACCGCCGCGGGGAGCACGGCCTGTGGTGCAGCGCGCTGTGTTGCGACGGCGCCCGCTGCCGGAGCGCCTCCTACCGTAGTGCGTGCCTTGCCTGCCCGTCCGCCCATTGTGTCCTCCGCGCCCGCTCCCGCCGTGCATCATGCCCGCGGGAGCGTCGTCGCTCAACGCCCCCGTGCCGGGCGTTGTCATGCGTAGTCTCCCATGATGGCTGCCTGCGCCAACTCCAGCAACAGGTTGTTGCCGCCTTCGTCGTGTTGCGCCAGCCCGCCACCTTCGTCGCCGTCAATCAGCTCGGCCGCGCGCATCTTCTTGGCGATAAGCCGCAGCGCGCCCTCTTGCATGCAGCCCGTGTAGCCCATGAACACAACCCGCACGGGCTCGGTCTGGCCCAGCCGCCAGCTGCGGCGCACGCTCTGGCGCAGCGTGTGGACGCTGTATTCCACTCCGAACTGCACAATGGTCGGGAAGGCCAACAGGTCCAGCCCCGTCTCAACGAGCTTGCCGTTCGTCAGGACGACTTGCGCGCCCGCCTTGACGGCCGCCGTGACCCACGCCTCGCGGGCCGTTGGGGCGACGTTGTTGTCGAGCACGTCCACGCGCAGCCCGGCGCCTTCCAGCGCGGCCCGCAGCCGGGGCCGCGCGTCCCGCCGGTTGTTCTGGGTACAATACACCAGCACGCGGCGCCCCGCGGCGCACTCCGCCACGGCCAGATCGACCAGCGCGGCGTCCTTGGCCAGCCCCTCCGCAGGCAAGGAGGGCGCGTTGGCCACCATGCTGCGGTCCCCCGTCTCCTTGTCGACCGCGTAGATTTCCTCGCCCTGCGTTGGGCAGTCCGGGTAGCCCAGACACGCTTGCAAGAAGGCGCTCAGCACCTCCGGGTTGGTGCGCAGCAAGCTGGCCACGTTACCCTCCATCTCCTTGAGCGCCGCGTGAATGTCCTCGCGCAGCGGCACCAGCAACACTTCCTCCTGATACGGGGGAAGTTCGAGCTGCAAGTCGGCCAGTTTCACGAAGATCGTGTAGGGCAGAATGAGCGGCACCATCGCCGGGTCCATCCCCGGAATCTCCTTGGCCCGGCCAGCCGCCGCGCGGGCGTAGCCGTAGGCGCTGCTGCTGTAGCGGCGGTCCTCGTCAACCTTGCGGACGTACTCGAACAGCCCGAACTGGCGGCAGAACAGCTCGAACTCCCCCCGCCGGTAGCGCGCCCGGAAGTCCCCGCACGCCTTGTAGAGCAGGTGGAAGATCGACGATGCCCGCCCCCCGTAGAAGGTGCCCGTCATCGCAAGCACGCGCTTGGCCCCGCTGGCAAGGTCTTGCATGGCGTAGCTCTGGTCGCTGTCCTCTGCCGCCATGCCGTGGACCTCGTCCACAATCAGGTAGTACCGCCGGGCGTACCGCTCCCGCATGTAGCGGGCCAGCGGCCAGCGGACGCGCGTGCTGCTGGCCGTGAGCGGGGCGACTTGCACCAGCGGCTCGCCGCACGGCACGCGGCGGTCTGGCTTGTCGGGCAGCGGTGCAGGCCGCAGCACGCGGCAACGCGTGTTGCTGCGGTGCGCGCGGAACCGCTTCTCAATGTCGGCCTGCGTTATGATCTGCCCGTCCACGTCGCGGGCCACACCGCCGCACGTTGGGCAGCACGCCACCATGACCACCTCTTGCTCGTCGGTGTCGTTCGCAACGCGGTCATCGTCACCGATCAGGTTGCGCGCGGCCTCGGCCCGGCGCCACGTGACGGCCGGGCGCCAGCGCGGGCCGAGCTTGGCGGTCTCCTTGCTCACGACCAGAAAGGTCGCGTCGCCCGCAAAGAAGGCGTCCACAGCCGCAAGGCTGTCGCCCAGCATGGCGGTGCCGGGCTTGCGCGCGATGGCGTCGGCCTCGCGCACCCACTTGTGGGTCAGATGGCTGGGGCACATGACAACGGCCTTGACCGGCCGCCCGCCGTGGCGCACTTGCTGCGCCAGCAGGATGCTGCTCACGCCGATGGTCGTGTTGTGCGTGACGATGTGCCCGCGCGTCACGAACAGCCCGTCCGGCGCGGCAACCTTGATGCACGTCCCCGTATCGCGGCCAAAGGGGCGCACGCTCTGGATGTAGCGGTCCGAGAACAGCTTGCCCGGCCCCATGCGCGGCGTGTACCAGCCTGTAGACGCATTGTAGGTCTGCCCTTCCGTCACCAAGTCGCGCAGCTTGGCCGTGCGCCAGTGCCCCGTCGTCTCAAGCGACGTGACCGTCCACAGGTGGCACCAGCTGGACACGATCTCGGTGCCGTCGTTGAACCGCACCACAACCAAGTCCACAACCCCTTGCGGGTACACGCCCACAACCTCAGTCGGCTGGCCGTCCCGGCCCACAACCAAGTCGCCCGGCTGGACGCTGCCCATTTCGACCCAGCCATCGGGCGTAAGCACAACCTCCTCGTCCCAAAGGAGCTTTCCAACGCCCATTTCCCCCGCCAGCACGATGCCCGACTTGCCGCGTGTCCACCCGTGGACCACGGCCGCCACGGACTGCTGCTGGATGGGCAGCAAGCCCACCTTGTCGTGGCCGGGCAGCTTGCCCGGCGCACCGAGGCCTCCCAAAAACGTTTCCCAGCTCCGCGGCGTGCGCCGGAACAAGGGCGTCTGCTGCACGTTGATGGCGTCGGCCAACTCCCCGCCGTGCGCCTCAAACCACGCGCGCATCTTGTCGGTGTCGTCGCCGGTCCAGCTGTCCAGTTCGCCCGTGGCGGGGTCCAGCGTCACGAGGGTCGACACGACACGCTCCCGGTCGACGACCTTCTCCGGGTCCGCGTGCTCAACCTCCACCATTTTCTTCTGGCTGTAGCCTTTGACGACTTTGCCTCCTACATCCGCGCCGTCAATCACGCCCGCCGCCAGCAGCATGGCCCGGTGGCCGGGCCGTGGCAGCACGAGCGGGCGCTGCGTGGTGGGGCTGTAGTCCAGCGTGCCGCGCCACCGCTGGGTAGCGTAGGCACCCTCGCGCGCGTCGTAGTCCGCCAGCCCGGTTGTCGGGTCATACGGCTGCACCACAAGCTGGGGCAACTTGTCGTCGTCATCCTCGCGCACGGTGGGCTGCAACGCCAACCGGCTGCGCGCACCGGAGTCCAGCACGCTGGACGGCGCACCCCACCAATCCTCCAGCGACGGCAGCACGGACAGGCCCAGCAGCCGCTTTGTGCGAGCCTCTGCGATGTTGCCCCATTCCTGCGTCACGGCGCGGCGTCGCCCGTCGGGGTGTTGCAAGAACATCACGATCTGCTTGAACTTGTCCCGCTCGGGCTCGGGAAAGTCAAAGACCCCCAGCACGTCCCACTGCGTCGTGACGTGGCGGCGGAACGCGGCGTTGGCCAGCAGGCTGCGCGGCGGCACGAACACCACAAGCGACTTGCGCACGTCCAGCTGTTCCGCAAGGTGCTGCAAGAACGCCGTCTCCTGCCGCGCGCCGCTCACGTCGGCGGCCACGTCCGCGTCGTAGGGCGGGTTGCAGAACACCACGCTGAACGACTGCGCCCCGACCTTGGGAGCGTCGTAGGTGTTCGCCGCGACAGGCGCCCGGCACTGGAACCAACTGGCGTGGTGTACCGTGTCCAGATACCCCGCCGCGATGGCAGCCCGGCTGGCGTCCAGTTCCACACCCGTCGTCGCGCAGCCCAGCCGCCGCGCCAAGCGCCCGGCTGGTTCACCCGTGCCCGCGCACGGGTCAAGCAAGCTGTATTCCTTGGGCACGTCCTTGTAGGCGCTACCAGCAAACGACGTGCCCCACACGCGCACCTTGGCGGGCTCGCGCCATTCGGCCGGTTGCACGCGTTCGAGCCCCTCCGCAATGAGGTCGATGACACGCAGCGGCGTGGGGTAGAACAGGGCCTTGGCCGTGGCAAATAGGCGAGCCATTTAGAACAACTCCTTGGTTTGGGCGAGCTTTTTGATAAGGTCGTGCCAGTCATCCAGCACGGGCGAACAGCTGTAGACGGGCATCCCAAATCCCGGTGCCTCAACCAGCAGCGGCACGCGCTGGCGGGACAGGCGGATGTGCTTCTGGGCACGCTCCCACAGCAGCCAGCTCCATTCCACCGACAGCGGCAGGGGCAACCGGCTCGACAGGGCGCGTTGCAAGCGCACGGGCAGGTTGTCGCCGATCAGCAGCCAGTCCGCCTCGGGGCGCCCGGCATGGTCCTTGCCGGTCGATACGGCCCGGCCGAACGGCACCGCCCCGGAGTGGTACAGGACAAGGTGCAGCCAATCCCGGCTCGGCCCGTTGGGGATGGGTGCCTTGGCGTCGTACAGCCAGCCACCCTCTGGGTTGCAAAGCTCGTACCGCAGCGCAGGTGTGTTGGCCACGCGCACGTCGCTTGTGGGTGTGCGCCCGCGGCGCGGCTTCTTGGCGGTGGCAGGGTCAAAGGACTTGAGCCGCGCCCACACGGCTCGCACGCTGGCCTGCGGGCCGACCAGCGACAGGAACGCGACTTGGCCGGTCGCGCCGCCGGGGTCGTAGCTGGACAGGCTCGGCACCACGCGGGCACCGTCCGTCCAGCAGGTCAGGCCGCCGTAGCGCACCTCGCGCACGCGGTCCAGCAGGTTTGCTTCGTGGGCAGTTGTATCGGTCATGTGGAAGGGCTCTCGGGTGCGGGCGCCGCACCGCGCGGCACGCTAGCTTTGCGCAACGTACCCACGCACCGCGCGGTGCGCGGCGCGGGTCCGGGCGTATTTCCGCGCCCACCGCTCCATGCGGTCCGCGTCGCCCGGATACATGCGCCCAAAGGTCGCGGCATACGGCACACCATGCTGTGCGCACAGCACCGCCACCCGTGCCGGGGACAGCGCCCCGCGCCCGTACAGCGCTAGCGTCACATCGGCCGGGTGCGCCACCCACACAATCAGCGAAACATTGTCGGCAAAATGCGGGACGATCCCACCGGCGCGCAACATGGCCGCGCGCACCTCCGCCGCGCCCCGCGTGCCGCAGCCCAGCCGCACGGCCACCGGGCCGGGTTGGGCGGCCAGCTTGCCCTGCACCGCGCACAGCGCCTCGGCCAGCTCGGCGCGGGCACCTGCCGGGGCGTGGCGCCACGCCCCCCACAGCTGGCAGTACGTCTCACGCATAGGCCACCTTCGCAATCCGGGACGCGTCGCGGTGCAGGTCAATGTCGAGGGCCGCGAACAGGGGCCGGTCCAACAGCACGGCCAGCGGCCCGTCCGGGGTGATGATGGTGCCCGCCGGGGGGTGTGGCCGTGACCACCCCCAGCCCGCTGGACTGCGTCGCGCCGCACAGCCGGGCTGCCGCAACCGCCAAGGCCGGGGCGGGCTCCTGTGCGTACACCCCCAGACACAGCACCGGGCCGCGCACACAGTCCACAAGCAACAGGTAGCAGGTCATGGCAAGTTTCCTTGGAATGTTTTTGGAAAAGCTCGCCGCTGGCGCGGCGAACAAAACAACAAGTAGTACTACGTTAGTAGTACTACTTGTTGTTTTGTTATTTCTTGTCTCTACGCGGCACCTTGATTATTGCGCGCCCGGTTTTGGCCGCCACAACAATCAAGGTGCCGCAGCGCAGCCCCCGGCTTACGCGGGCTGGACGATCCCGGCCTTGGGCACGTCCCGCGTGCCGAAGCGAGGGTTGCGCGCGCCGCGCAGCAAGCGGGCTTGCACCCACACCCAGCCCGACGCCGTGGAGGGTGTGCGGTCGTACGCAGACACGGGAGGCACCTCCCCGATGTGCGTGTTGCGGCCCGCCTCCATGCGGCGCCCGTACTTGGCGGCGTCCGCCCGGCGCTTGAGCCGGTTGGGGTGAGCGTGGGTGATGAGCGCCCGCGCGCACACGAGCGGCGGGGTGTTCTTGAAGTTCTGCACGGTTGTCCTCAGTTTGCCAGAACATTCTGGCGAAAGTGCCTGCGCTCAACGGCGGCAGGCTGTGCCGGTCAAGTAGGCCGCGTCCACCCGATCTCCTCGGGCAGCCTGTCGGCCTTGAAGTTGTTGCACGGTCCGCACATCCACACGATGTTGTCGCGCAGCCCGCGCCCACCGCGCGACAGCGGGGTCCAGTGGTCGCGTGTCAGCGCCACGTTGTCCGCCTTGCAAATCGGACACGCACCCTTGCGCGGCACCTTCGGCTTGCGGCGGGACTTGGCCTTTTGGGCTGGCCACGCCGCAAGCGTCAGGCTCAGGGCGCTCGCAGCGCCCCACATGGGGAAGCGGACAAGCTCAGTCGGCATAGATGACGTCCCACGTCCAGCCGCCCGCACAAGCAGGTGCCACAACGTCAACCTGCTGGTAGCCAGAGGCCAGCAGCTCGCGGCAACGGCGGCGAACCGCATTGCTGGTCTCCGACACGTCCCGGCCGTCCGCGGTCTTGGCCTGCCACAAAGCCTTCTCGGCGCGGCCGAGGGTCAGGACTGCTGCGTTCTTGTGGGTGGTGCTCTTGGTCATCTTCATCGTCGTCTCCGGGCGGGGCAAGTTCAGCGCCCCCTCTTGAAAGTAAGTATTGCAGACTTTGCAGCACGCTGCAAACTCTGCGCAGCATGGTGCAGGGGGCCGCCCACAATCGCCACCAACAATCGCCCCGACCGCCGCGCGGTGAGCTGCGCCCCCGCGCAAAGCTACGGCAGCTGGGCGCATGGCGCGCTCGGTCATACCCACCACACTGGAGACTGCCCCAAACCCATGCTTGACCCCCTACGCCGCCTCGTGGACCGCATTACGCTGGCCTGCTGGGGCACACCGCCCGACATTGACCCGCCCGAGCCGCCCCCCACGCTGGAATGGTGCCCCGAGGACACCAGCGGGCGCTGCTACGTGCTGGTCCACCCGGCCAGCGGCACCGCCCGTGGCTCGGTCTGGTGCGACGGCACGCGCGGGGCGTGGTGGGGCGTGCGCACGCCCGCCGGGGAGCTGGTCAGCGGGCAGGTCGTCGCGGCCAGCCGTCCGGCAGCCTTGCGCGCTGCGCAGCGCGCAGTGTTGTGCGCCCTGTACC